ATTCATCGCCGCACCAGGCACAGCGATCGACAGTGCTTCATCACTGAACGGTTGGTTGGATGCCAGCATCACTTATGGTGGTTCAGGGGTACCAGGTGCCAACACAGGGTCAGGCGGTAACGGATCTAATGGTTGTGCGTTCACATCAGGAGACAGAATTTTAGACGGTACGAGTTATTCTAATTCAACATTCACTCTGACACTGGGTTCAGAGAATGCTACGAATGCCACAGGTAACAACGTGCTGATCAGGATCAAACTAGAATCAGGAGACAGTATCACAGCACTGAGTATTGAATAATGGCCATAACTGACGCAAAAAAAGTAGACTATCTCTGGAAGAAACTGGGTTATGGTGCCACCAAGACGGACACCAACGCACAGAAGAAAGCACCCAACGAGGCCATAGCATCGCCACTACTGCTAAGGGGTGACAACACCTGGAACCAAGCATCAAGCATTCCTGGTGTGATGCCGGGATCGAGCTCGGGCGTGGTGACTGTCTATCCCACGAGTGCACCAGACGAGACAACGAATGATGGTACTGCGAGTGCCAACAGGACCTGGAAGACGGGCTTGACTGACTGGATTCCACCAGAGATCGGATCAACATACCAAGTGAAGGTTTACATACACACCGCCAGTGACGCAGGCAATGCCGCCGCTTCAGGCGATCAGGTGTTCGCAACAGGTTCAGGCAATGACGATGAATGGTTCTTTGACTACCAGTCAGGGGTGCTACACTTCATAGGTGCGAACCTGCCAAACGGAATTACATTCACTGGCAAATCAGTCTACATATCTGGTGCCAGATACACAGGCACAAAAGGCCTACAGAATCTATCTACCACAACGGGTAACACAGAGTTCACAGCGAACAACATTGGAAACACAGTGACCAATGCGGACATGACGTTCACCACACAGGGAACGGGCTTGTTCGACTTCAACACCACGACGGGGTTGGTCGTTCCGACAGGAACTACACTAGAAAGACCATCAGGACAGGAAGGTATCATACGCTTTAATACTACAACGGGCAAATATGAAGTCTCCCTGGACGGTTCGACCTACACCGCGTTGCGTACGGAGGCCGCGGCCTCGAGCATAACCAAGGACGTGTTCACGGGTGACGGGTCATCCACCCAGTTCACCATGACAGTGACCCCATCCAACGCCAAGAACATAATAGTCTACGTGGATGGTGTGATGCAGGAGCCCACAACCAACTACACCATCGCTTCTGACGTTTTGGCGTTCACTGGCGGTGATGATGGATCGTCCATAGAGGCACCACATGTAGGTGCACGTGTGGTGGTCATGCACGGCTTCGCTGACTAGCCTATCACTATACCTTTTGCTGTATACAATAATTTGTGCTTGATGTACTTGTCTGAGAACATGTTGTAGCGGCCGATCTCCCTGTCCACTTCATAACCTATTGTGGCCTGTTCCAGTATGAAATTGTACACATCCGGCCCCTGTTCGAACCCCACGTTGAACCCTTTCATGTCGTGCTCGTCACTGACTGTAAACTTGCCGCTACATGATGCTTTGAGGAAATTTTCTATCTTGCTACGCATGCCGTTCATCTCCTTGACGATGTCGGGACGTTCCTCGAGCACCTTGAGACCCCTGTTCTGGCAGTGTGGAGGCCACAGCACTTTTATGATGTAGTTGGTTGGCTTATCTGTCATTTTTCAATTTCTCCATGTCCTTGAACAACACGCATTCTGCGTTTGAACAGTGGTCCAACTGTTTGGTCTTGGGTGGGTTGCACAGGAAGTAGAACTTCATGTCAGGGTGCAACATGATCACGCTTCTGAGGTCCTTCAGCACCCTGGGGTTTGATATGTCATAGCCCACCAATATTATCCTCTTCTCGGTCAGTCCCAGTGCTGTCAGCAGGGCCAGTGTCTGGTCGTCCGTGTTGACATCCAACGTGAGATTGAACTGTGGGGATATGGGCGGGAAACTGTGGACCTGGTCATAAAACACGTACTTTTTGTACAGTTCTGGCGTGGTCACACAGTCCACGGGTGAAGGTCGCTGTTGCAGGAACCATAACAGTTCCTTTTCCTGCCTGGTCCACACGTAATCGAGGTGTGCCGCGTCGTGCATGTGGCTTGAAACACCGATTATGGGTCCATACTCGCGTAGTTGCGCCAGTGGCATCCTGCTGTCATTCCTGCCCAGGACCGTGATATAGTTGTGCTTTTTCATATCTTACGGTATTTAACGGTGTGATAATTGCTGTTTAAAATAAATACCTACAGTTTTGCAATACAATCAATTATCGATAAGGGGATAAAACACCATGGCAATAGGAAGAATCACAGGACAGATGTTATCTGCTAACCTGGCAAGATCAGGTACAGATTTAACATTTGAGACAAATTTATTAGCCTTAGATGTATCAAACAGCAGGGTAGGTATTGGAACGGCTTCGCCGGCAACAACACTACACATATCTGCCACGGATGCACTGAGACTACCAGCAGGATCAGACGCACAGAGACCGGGCTCACCAGCGAACGGTGACATCAGGTACAACTCAGATCAGACAACCATAGAGGGTTACGCCAACGGTGGCTGGGCCAACCTGGCATCAGGTACGGAACTTAAGGACTCTGACGAGGACACGAAAGTCAACGTCGAGGCCTCAGCAGACCTAGATGAAATCCACTTCGACATAGCGGGCACACAACGAGGTAAGATCTCTGCCACTACGGTGGAATGGGGTGTCACGGGCATTTCAACAACAGCATCAACAATCACTGGTCTAGTAACGAACGGTGACATCACTTTAACTCCAAACGGAACTGGTAAAGTGATAGTGACAGATGGGACAACATTACAGACCAACACGGCGGACATCAATGGTGGTGCAATCGACGGTGTCACAATTGGTGCGGCTTCGGCGGCGACACACTTGAATGTAAGCGGTGGTACAGTTACCATCACTGACACAGGCGGTGATGGAACCATGGACGGTGTCATCATTGGTGGATCAACTGCGGCGGCTGGATCATTCACATCAATAACTGCATCAGGTAATGCCACTATATCAGGTGACTTGACTGTAAATGGTACGACGACAACCATTGATTCAGAAACATTAACTATTGAAGATCCGCTTCTAACATTGGCGAAGAACAACTCAGGTGGATCGGCAAACACGTTTGACCAAGGTCTATTCTTCAACAGGGGATCAGATGACAACGTATCATTCCTATGGGATGAATCAGAAGATCAATTCGCTCTTGCTGTAACATCAGGCGAGGATGGAACAACAGCAGGTTCAGTGACTATAGACAGTTACGCGGCCCTAAAAGCAGGTGTAACAACTGTTTCAGATTTAGAGACAGGAGTTATAAGTGCGGCGGACGGCACAGAATCAGCAACGATCGCCAACTCCACTGGAGTTATGACTGTTGCGAGTGCAGTGTTGACCACAGCGGACATCAATGGTGGTACAGCAGACAACGTAACAATCGGTGGTTCGACTGCGGCGGCGGGTACTTTCACAACTGCTACAGCAACGAACGTACAAGCAACAAACATCAAAGCCAATGATGGGACGGCGGCTATCACAGTTGCTGACTCAACAGGTGTAGTTACAATTTCAACTGCTGTTGAATTAGACGGCGGAAACGTAACGATCAACGAGAGTTCAGCAAGTGTTGACTTCAGGGTAGAATCGAATGGACATGCACACGCATTGTTCGTGGACGGTTCTGAGGATCACGTTGGTATCAAGACTGCCACTCCGGCATATGACTTGGACATCAGTGGATCAACAGACGCAGTTAACTTACCGCAAGGTAACACAGCGGCGAGACCAACGGCGGCGGCGGGTATCATCAGGTTCAACTCACAGACTGGACAGTATGAGGGTTGTCAGGATGGTTCAACTTACGTCAACTTCGCGATTTCCGGTGATGCTCCAACATTCACCAAGGAATCAACCACAGGTGACGGATCGACCACTACGTTCTCAGGTTTCTTCAGCTCTGCTCCAGAATCTGCCAACAACGTGTTCGTGTACATCGACAACGTTTACCAAGAACCAACTGAGAACTATTCAGTATCAGGCACAAACATCACGTTCACTTCTGCCCCACACTCGGGTGCGAGGATTTTCGCGATAACGGGTGCTGACGGTACTGCATTGGTCACGGGTGGTATTGCTAGATCAGAGGCAAGTTCGGTCAACTTCACTTCAAGTGCGACCAACATCTTTACTTTCTCAGGTACAGCCTACAGGAGTGCTGAGATATATGTACAGATGACTGACACTGCCAACACAGAGTACAGTGCGATGAAAGGCGTTGTAGTACACGACGGTACGACTGCATTCATCACTGTGTTCGGTATCACCAACACAGGTTCAACAGACCTAGGTACATTGACTGCAAACTACAATCGGGAACGGTTGAAGTCAAAGCGGTTAGCACAGGTGGTCAGACGGCGGCACAGGTACAGTACTCACTGGCGTCAGTATAGTAGGCAAAACTAGAACCCCACAGATAATTCAAAACGCCCCAAATGGTAAATACTACTGTTGGGGCGTTTTTTTTACGGCTCGACTTTATATCAACATAACAATCATGAGGGATAATGAACCATGACAACAAGAAACTTTAGAGTAAACAACGGTATCAGCGTTGGTGATATTGAGATATCAGCATCGGCTAACACCATAACAGGCCTAACCACATCGGCACCAAGTGCTGACGGTGACGTGGCCAACAAGAAGTACGTGGACGATTCACTAGCTGGATTATCACAGAACAGTATTTCACAACTAGACACATCCATCACGGTAACTGACTCAGGATCAAACGGTACGATCACGGTCAACGCTGACAATGGTGCTGTGCTTTCACAAACATCAGCAACAACGACCATCACGGCATCGGGTGCGATCAACCTTACAGCAGGTTCGGACGTGGTTGTACCAGCAAACGTTGGTGTAACATTTGGATCAGGTGAGAAGATCGAAGGTGACAACACAGACCTTACAGTGACGTCAGGTGGTGCCATCAACCTTACAGCAGGCACAGACGTGGTGCTTCCTGCCGCAAAAGGTATAGTATTTGGCGACGCAGGTGAGAAGATCGAAGGTGACGGGACCAACTTAACAATCACATCAAGCGGTACATTGGACATCACGGCCACTAACACGACCACTGTGACCAACAACTTCGACGTGGGCGGAAACATGACTATTTCTGGAAACTTGACCGTGAACGGTACGGAGACCATAGTCGACACACAGAACTTGAGTATCGAGGATGCGATCATTGGCTTGAACGCCAACGTGTCCGACTCGGCCAACATGCCGAGGTTCTCGGGCATGCACCTACACAGGGGAACGGGATCAAGTGCTACGGACCTTGACCTATACATGGTGTGGGACGAACAGACCAATGCCACGGGATCTACGACCAACCTGGGCGGCACATTCACTTTCATGGGATCTGTGCATGAGGACGGTTCTGAGTCTCCGAACTCGGGATCATTCGTATTGGCTGACATCAAGGCCAGCACGATCGAGGCCAACTTGACAGGAACAGCGACAGCGGCGGAGTATTCCGACGTTGCTGAAAGGTTCGCATCTGACACGGCATACGAACCAGGCACAGTTGTTGCACTGGGTGGCGCGGAAGAGATCACACAGGTCAACGAAGAAGGATCAGACGAAGTGTTTGGTGTTATTTCTAGCTTGGATCAAGCGGCATTCAAAATGAACGGCGGAGCAGGTAACGACGAAACTCACCCATACATCGCGATGACGGGTAGGGTGAACGTCAAAGTCATCGGTTCAGTGAACAAAGGTGACAGACTTATATCTGCATCAGTGCCAGGATACGCTAAAGCGGCCACAAAAGCGGAATGCACAGCATTCAACGTTATTGGTAGAGCTTTGACTAGCAAATCTGAAGCGGGACAAGGTTCAGTATTAGCGGCAGTAAGAGTTAGCCACTAGTAAATACCTATACTTTTTAGTAGAATCAAAAGGCCCTGTAGCAATATAGGGCCTTTTTTTTTGGGTGCATAAATACCTACACTGCTGTCGGTCGGCAATGATATCTAGACCGTGTGGGACATATGTTCTACTAACACAATTATAAGGAGTACCCGGTATGGCCATAGGTCGTATAACTGGGTCAGTACTGAAGTCAAACTTGACTAGGAATGGTACGGACCTGGCATTTGAAACAAACCTACTGTATCTCGACGTAACGAACAGTCGTGTGGGTATTGGTACTTCAGAACCCTCAACAGCACTACACGTAAACGGCACACTGACAGCATCGGCAATCACGGGTGCTTCTACTCTGTCCGCAATAAACATCACAACCAACGTTCTAAATTCCGACGACTCTTCGGCCATCCAAGTGGCAGACAATCTCATACCAAGTGCTGATAACACTTATTCGTTAGGTACCCCGGAAAGACAGTGGTCAGCACTACACGTGACAGGTTCAACCATTTACCTGGGAGATCTGGCACTACAGGTGGAGGGTTCAGGAAACAACGCACAATTTAAAGTCAAAAAGAAAAAAGCCGGCAGAGGCAAATCAGACATCGACGTTGACACTGATTATGAAGACGGATCTGCCTCCCTAACAAGTTTAATCACAGTGGTCGGCGATGATTCAACAGGTGCCACATTAGGTACGGGTGAGACATTCAAGATAGCGGGCGCACAGAACGTGAGCACGGCGGTGTCGGGCGACACGCTAACAATCACAGGACCAGATCTAACAAACTACTTACAAAATACTGGAACCCAAACCATTGATAATTTATCTTTCAATGATAATACTATTTCTACTTCATCTAATGCTAATTTAATATTATCACCGGGCGGGACTGGTGCCGTTGTTATATCAGGCCTAACATTTCCTTCATCAGATGGAAGCAATGGACAGATTCTGCAGACAGACGGTGCGGGCAACATCACATTCGCAGAATCGTCGGGTGGTGGCGGTGGAAACAACACAGCAGTCAAACAGTTCAACTACTACAAGTTGGACACAACATCTGCGGTCGTGGACGAGTTTGACATAACGGAATACAGGGGTGCCATATACGACGTGACCATGGAAGACCAGGACAACGGTTTCGTTGGACACTTGAAAGTTTCTGTGGTACACGATGATTCAACACCTTACGTTTCCACATACAACGTCAACGAGGATTCGACTAGGATAGCAGATTTCACGGTCGCGATATCAGGAGACATGGTGCAGTTGTCGGCGGCCACCAACACATCATCACACACCAACTTGAGAATCTACAGGGTGGCGTTGGGTGATCACCACGAGACGGTGGCCAACACCAACTCAAAAATAATTGCAACGTCGACCAACATTGGGTCGGGTGCGACAACATTGGATCAATTCACAAAGACAGACATAAGGGGTGCCAAGTATGTGATACTAATAAAAGACGATACCGCAGGTGACTACCAAATTTCTGAGACCAGCCTAACACATGACGGCACAACGGTGTATCATGATGATTATGCACTAGTCTCAAGCAGGGGCACACCACTACACATCATAAGTGCTTCCATATCAGGTGCCACTGTGACCCTGAGCTCAGCGTCAGGTGGAAACACAACAGGTACGGCGATACTATACAGACAGGACCTAGGGTCAAAAACCAAACTGGGAGAGTTCGACAACTTCCTGTACGGTGTCAAGGGCGACATAGATTCTGCAGTTGAAACAGTAGACTCGTTTGACGCATTCAAATACAAATCAGCCAGATATTTCATCACAATGGAATCGGGCTCTGAATATCAGAATTCGGAAGTGACCCTGACTGTTAACAATGCAGGTTCAGGTGCAACGATATCTGAGAGTTTTGTTATCACTGACAACAACACGTTGGCAACTTTCAGTGCGGACGTTTCTGGTGGCAAAGCAAGATTGCGTGCGAGTTGCAATCCAAACACAAAAATCTACTTCGCAAGACTGGCCATGGAGGCGGACAACATCTACAGGGCAAGTGGTGGTACAACTGATGATTTATACATAACTCATAACAACATAACAGCAAATGACACGCAGTTGATACTGTCGGGAATGACAGGTGCACTGACGCTACCAAAAGGTACCACAGGACAGCGTCCAACAGGTGTATCGGGTATGTTGCGTTACAATACTACTACAGACACATACGAAAGATATGACTCTTCAACAAGTTCATTTATTGACATAGCCACGCAGGCTTCGGTGTCAGAGTCTAGTGATACCAGCACAGGAGAGCAAACGTCAATTGGAACTACTGCAACCAACATTGATACATTCACCACAGGTACTTTTGACAGTGCATTCTATCTTGGTGTGATGAAAGATGAAATCAACGATGAACTTGCAACGGTACAAATTAGTTTAGTACACAACAACAGTGATGCTTTCGTGTCAGCGGGCGGTGGTGTGCAACAAGGAACGAACGACCAACTTACGTTCACAGCGGATGTTAATTCAGGAACTGTTAGATTGAAGGGTACAGGTACCGCGGCTGTGAACTCTATAAAATTCTTCAAGATAGGTTTAGGAGACAATACGTCTGCATCAAGCTCAGGAAACACTGCAACTATCATCAACACAGATGTTGACAGTGCTGTTGAAAATCTAGACACATGGGCACACGGAACGTACAGAGGTGCAAAGTACTACATAAGTGCCAACAACACCGGCAAGACAGAATTACACAACATAGAGTGTTTGGTCGTACACAACGGCACAGACGCATTCATAACGACTTATAACAGCAACTTCACAGGAAGCAACGAACTGATAAGTTTAACAGCAGACATCAGTGGTGATAACGTGAGATTGAGGGCATCAGGCAATGAACCAAACACAGCGGTCAAGATGTACAGAGTTCTTTTAAGCGACGCGGAATCAGATGCATCAAGTACAAACACAAAAACAGTGGGACAGACCACTACATCAAGCAGTGCTACCACAATGGACACTTTTAACACAGATACAGCCAATGGTGCCCACTATGTTGTTGTAGGAAATAGTTCTACGGAAAGTGCGGCAAGTATCTCAGAAATGTTTGTGGTGTCGGACGGTGCTGACGCATACGTATCATCAGGACCTATCGTGTCTACCAAAGGATCAGACCAATTGTCATTCTCAGCGTCGTTGTCAGGAACAACTGTCACAGTGTCCTCAGCATCAACATCGGGTGCAAGTACAACTGTGAATGCGTACAGAGTAAATCTATTAAGACCATCAGCAGGTGCGGCAACAAGCGAACAGGTACTTGTTAGCACGACACAAACAATTACAGGTGCAAAAACACTTTCAAATGCTGTTGTTAAAATGACCAACCTGCCAACAAGCGATCCAGGAGTTGCAGGACAACTATGGAACAGTTCTGGTACTTTGAAAATTAGTGCTGGTTAAACTATTAAATCTAGTATAGTCTGTAACTTACCTTTTATACTTTTATTGTTGAGTGTGTTCTTGAGACCCATGTGAAGATTTTTTGGCCAACATTCAAACGCCGTCCAACAGTATCCTGAATGTTCCGCATTTAACTTTGGAATAAATTCTGCATCAATGGCTATGAGATATGTGTGGAAGAAGAACTTTTGGTCGTTTGATGTGAACATCTCTAAAGGAATTACTTTTTTAAATTTAGGTAAACCGCCCGTCTCTTCCTCGATCTCACGCTTCAATCCTTCGAATGCACTCTCCGTGAATTTGCTTTTACCTCCGACCAATCCCCACATGCCTTGTGTTTTCCGATCGGTCCTCTGCAGGAACAGGAAACGCTTGGTGCTGGTGGCGTAGAACAGGGCACCCGAACAAACTATGTTTTCTTTCATGCTATATTATAACAACTACGGGGTTGTGGCGTCAATGCTTGAATTGTATCCTGGATCTGCACCGCCATCCAGTACGATACTCCAATTACCTTGTGTGTACACACCCTCGTATGATTTGACCCATTCCGTGCCGTTGAACCTGTACTGAATACCTGTGTTGAGATTGGTAACGTAGTGCAGTGTGCTATCTGGATTGGAAGCGTCAAACACCTTTAACCATTTACTCTGAGACGAGTTGTATTCAATAATGTCACCCACATTGGCGATCAAAGTCCCCCAGGTTTGGCTTTGGAAACTGGCCGTGCTATCTCCCACATCATTGATAATCAAGTACCTGTCACCGTTGGCCGGTGTGCCTGGATCAAATGTTGCAGGATTAATTATCTTCTTGACTGCTGTCAGTGTGTTGCTTGGTATCGTGTCGCCGTCTATTGTGTACAATAAAATTGTATCATCCAGTGTTGACGTTGCTATGGTGCCAACTATCTCATTGCCGTTTGGCTGTGTCAATCTTATCTGTGAAGTACCGTTTGTGACTTTACCATACTGATCTAACAGAACCTTCCAGTTCACTGCCGGTCCAAACGTTTCAAAAGGATCATAGTTGCTTGGTTCATTCGCTCCGGTGTGGAATCCATCTCCTCCTGATTTGACATTTGTGCCTGTTGATCCCAATAATCGCAGTTGATTACCTGTCACTAATAATCCAAAGTTGTTTGGTGTGATGTAACTCCTTGAAGTAAGTTCGCCGTCTATCAATCCTTTGGCTATGCCACCATCGTCGTCGTATATGCTCATTATGATCTTTTGTACGACACCCAGTTTCTTGACCTTGACTGGTGGTGACAACCATATTGGCATGGAAAAAGTTAGCGTGGCAACATCTATCTCTGAATCTGCCCCAACAGGTATGGTCCTCGAACTGAACGTTGTTCCTGTCAATTCAACATAACTCAAACTAGTCCAGTCAATGTAGTTGTCTGTTTTCTGTATCTCGAAGTCTGGGTTGAACAGGTACAATATCTGTTCCATGATCTGTAGTTTCTGATCTGTATTTGTGGTCCAGATGTCTGCTGACACTTCCATCCTAAATGGTGATGGCATCACTTTCTCTACAGTGTATCCTGCACCCATCTCGTTGGTGTAGTTGCCGTCTGCGTCGATGCCTCTTTCTCTCAAATGCTGTTTCTCTATGTGATAAGGATTCTGCATCCTATCCCTGTCGTAGTTAAGTTCTCTCACATACGCCGCTATCCTCGGTGCGTACTGTAGTGCGTTCTCTGAGTTGTTCCTTATGATGTTTGCTACCTGCCTTGTTGGATCTCCGTACACCACCGGCACTGCCCTTAATTGTACGGAACCGTCGGCACCCTTGCCCGTCTCCACAGAGAAGTTACTCAAGATCCTAATAAATTGAGTGAGGAATTTCCTAACCTGTCCTTCGTAAAAGTGTAGCATTCTTAATTGTCAGCCTTTGGTTTCAGTGCATCTGTCAATGACTGTCTCTGTTTGACCGTTAATCCGTTTATTGTTGATTCTGTGGCATTGTTGACGAAACTTGTTTTGTAGTTTCCTCTAGAATCATTGTTCGTTGTAGTTATTCTAACACTGTCCTCGATTTTGACCCATCTGACTCCGTCGTACCTGAACAATCTGTTGGGTAAGAAATCTGTCCTCAAGAAATAATCGCCTTGGTCAACACCCGACGTTGGGAATGTGATACCAAATCCTGCCGGATTTCCATTTGGTGCGACACCGTCTCCGTCCAGGTAGAATCCGTAGTGTGAACTTGCTGGTGTGTCTATAGTGGCATTGACTGTGTTATCACTGCTGGCTCTCTGTGCTTCTGTGTTGACGTTTTCTGTCCTGATGTTGCCCCTTTCGTCGATTGGTGCAACATAATATTGTTTGTAGTTGAATCCGGCCTTTGGAGCGTCCTGCTCTGCCTGTGCAACGATCTGATCGTTTATGGTTTTCTCCCTGTTGTATGTGCTCATGTAACTGGCGACTGATCCTGTGGTTGTTGCGTCGCCTATGATGTCTTTGAATTCCTGTGAATCAACCAGTGTCTTCATCTTCAATCTCAACAGATGTGGCCACCAAGTTTGACTGAATCCTTCTGCGGCCCTGTTCACATCTTCCACCACATAGTATCTTTTCAGTGCGATTGGCACGCTTTCATCTAGAGAATAGTCTTCTTTCATGTGTGGGAATTCTATCACGTCACCACTCATTGGTTTCCTACCAATCCTTTCCACGATATCGTTCAAATGCACTGTAAGGAACAATGTGTCATTCTGTAAGAACATGCCAAACTGTGATAGGTTGAAATCTGCATCTTGCACATTGTATATTCCTCGCACAGTGTAGACGTCGCTTGAATATTTCCTGTCTCTGTTCTCTAGAAATAATAAATCTTGTATGGTTGTCTCGTTTAGATCGCTACCTGTTACCCTCGGTTGGCTAGGTGATGCCGCGCCGTCCTTGTTTGTGTCTCCCTGATCATATGGTCCTATATATTTGTGGAAGTGTAAGTCCGTTCCTCCCACTGTGAACATCTCCTTGATGTTGCGATCGAAGAACTTGTAGTCATTGCCCTTTTCAGGCTTGAAAATGGATAATCTTGGCATATCATACATATTTATTGAATGCACAACGACTAT